GGTTGCCGTTTTCTGTAGGGTTGTTTGTCTCAGTAACTGATCCGACTGCGCCTGCGGCAGATACTCCCGACAAACTGATTGTGCTTGTCTCAACAACAGAACCAACAGCGCCTGCGGCAGAAACGCCCGAAATGGCCACAGAACGAGAAGAGGCGACAGTGCCAACAGCGCCGTTTGCCTGATTGCCGTCTTCTGTAGGGCTGTTAGTTTCTGTGACTGATCCGGCAGCGCCAGAAGCGGAGACACCTGAGATAGCCTGAGAAGTGCTAACGGAGCCTACTGCGCCAGAAGCAGAAACACCGATAAGCGCAATAGAGCTTGTTTCGGCAACAGTGCCTACCGCACCAGAAGCGGAGACCCCCGTAAGAGCAACAGAACGTGAAGAAGCAATAGTGCCTACCGCCCCGTTCGCTTGATTGCCGTCCTCTGTGGGGTTGTTTGTTTCTGTAACTGACCCTACCGCTCCAGAAGCGGAAACGCCAGATATGCTCCTGCCTATGCCAACCAGCCCCGTGGCCCCCGAAGCGGAGACCCCTGTAAGTACTTGCGTGAGTGAAGTAGCGACAGTGCCCACAGCGCCGGAAGTCGTGACGCCTGTGATAGCTACCGAACGAGAGGAGGCGACAGAGCCAACCGCCCCGTTTGCCTGATTACCGTCTTCTGTGGGGTTGTTTGTTTCTGTGACTGATCCGGCAGCACCTGCGGCAGATACGCCGGTTAGGGCAATAGAACTTGCTTCGCTGACCGAGCCTGCTGCGCCAGAAGCGGAGACCCCTGACAGCGCGACAGCGCGGGACGAAGCAACAGAACCAACGGCACCTGATGCTTGATTACCGTCTTCTGTGGGGTTGTTGGTTTCTGTGACTGACCCAGCAGCGCCAGAAGCGGAAACGCCGGTGAGGTCCGCGGACTGGGAGCTACCGCCGGTTACGGAGCCGACAGCGCCAGATGCCGATACGCCGGTGATGGCTACAGTCCGAGAGGATGCGACAGACCCGACTGCTCCGTCTGCTTGATTGCCGGTCTCCGCGACCGTGCTGGTCTCTGTGACGGAGCCAACTGCTCCAGAGGCAGCTACACCAGTGATGGCGACAACGCGAGACGAAGCAACAGACCCGACAGCGCCGGAAGCCTGATTGCCTGTTGCCGCTATGTTGCTGGTTTCAGCAACGGACCCGACAGCACCTGAAGCAGAGACACCGGAGAGCGCGACAGCTACAACAGTCGCAACAGAGCCAGCGGCACCTGTTGCAGCTACACCTGTTGCGGCTCCGCCAATCCCTCCCCAGCCAAAGTCGCCCCAGCTACCTTCGCCCCAGCCGGAGGCCGCCATTTGTCACCTATTAGGTAGTCGCCAAACGCAGCAAAGCGGTGGTCGTGGTGTTGCTAGGCATAGTCAGGGTAAATGTACCTGCAGTGATGGTCTGGCTACCAAACGTATGGACACTGACTGCTTTATTCGACTGCGAAGAGTTGTACAACAACACTGCATCAAACGCTGTGGCCAAAGTCACGTTGGTGTACGTGATCGAAGCCGAAGGCGTAACAAACGCCACACCTGCGGTAGTAGAGCTGTTTGTTGCCGTAGGCACAGTGCCCATGGTCACGGCCACGCCACCTGCGGTGTAGTTTGTGCCTGTCACCTCACCTGTGGTGCTGTACGCAGTTGTAGAGGCGTTGACCGTGGCCGAGGCCAAAAACAACGCCGCTTTAAACGAGTCAACAGTTGTAACTGCGCGAACGGGTGCAACACCAAAGTTATGGGTGGCGGTCATCAACTCGCCCATAAATGAAGTGCACATTGCTTGGGTATTAGCCATGATTTTTCCTTATCCAATGGAAGCTGCTTCTGCATTAACAAAAGTAGCGGGTTGTTTTAAACTCACATGAGCTGACCTGTGGACAAGCTCTTCTCCTAACCAGTACTCCACCCACGTGGTTAACTCGTTACTATTATCAACGGTTCCCTCACGCTTTTCAAGCAATGAGTCGTCCATCTCGCCTTTAGTGGTGTTTACCAGTGCCATTTTTGCTCCTTATGAAATGCGAATGAGTGCGCTCTCGGCATCATTCGTGGGCAACTGTACCTGAAATTGCTGGCTTAGAACAGTCTGGTTGAGCCCAAAATTAAGGACAGCAATTGATTTTCCTGCTTTAGACGAGTTGTAGATCAACGCGCCCCGGGTGGTGAAGGTTGCTGCTGGCCAAGTTGGGTTATCAAACGAAACAAACGCAATGCCCAGGCTCTGTGACAAAGACACAGTGACCCCTGTAAGAATCTGGCCAGTGGCGGTGTACGCTGCTCCGACCACCTCGTCGGCAGAGGTGTATTCGGGCGTTAACGGACCCAGTTCGGCGTCTGCCGTGTACAAGGCAATCTTCAGCACATCGGTGATGAGGTCGTGCTCCCCCAAAAGGAGCTGCTCTTTGAAGCTGTTGGTAAGGCCTGCGGTGATCATTGGTTACCTCACTGGGATCTTGACCTGACCATCCAGGTAAGCATCGCCACGTTGTTTGCCATCGCCCAAGTTCTTCAGCAACCCCAGAGCCTCTTTAAACTTGGTGTCATAGATCGCCATTATGTCTTGCTCGCCCTTCATCCAGGTGTATGCCTCGACAAGCGAGCCGTACAGCAGCACGCTGTCAAAGTTCTCGCCCAGCCAAGAGGTGCCTGCCGTGACAATCGACTCAGGGTAATAGTAGAAATGCAGCTCTGCTTTATATGCCGCATCAGGTGTCGGGCCTAGGATAAAAGTGAGCTCGTCCGGATTGCTTGAGTTAGGCCCAAAAATGGCGTAGTACTTTGGAGTGGCAAGGAAAGAGGGGTTGGAGTACACCTGTCGTATGTAGTTCACATCCCGGTTGAGCAAGTAGACATAGTCCCCCTGAAAAACCACCGAGCCAGAGACCGTGCCTGCATTGGCCAACGTAAGCGTGACAGTTGTCCCAACAACCAGCTCTACCACCGCACCAAGGGCAATGCCCGAGCCCGATACGTACATGCCCGACACAATCCCAGCAGCGCTGGCCACGACAATTGTAAATTGCCCAGACACGCCTGTGGCGGTTGTGGTTGGCTGTGCGTAAATGGCCAAGGAGTATGTCGACAAGAAGTCTCCTGGGCAATCCAGGTACTTGTTCCCTGCGGATAGCACCCCAGTCATGTTCTTGCGCAAGTTCGCAACCTGCACCGTGTTGTAGATGCGCTGCTCTGCTTGGCGAACGAACACTGGTATCTCGTTGAGAAAACCAGCGTCCGCGTTTTCGGTGTACGACTGAATGGCGTCGCTTAAGGCAGCGTAGTTCATGTGATGCTCGTCCTAATTGTCCCCAGCGTGGTGCCTGCCACCAGCTGCTTTGAAGGCGGCATTGGCTGCATGCCGATACTCGCAAAAGAAGTATCTGCCGTGAAGCCTACATACACCGTGACCCCCATTCTGGCCTCAGGCCGGGGCTGGTGCAACGCCTGGGGCTCGTTGATGTTTCGTTTTGGCTCAAGCTGCGGGTGCTTTGGCTCATAGCACTCAGAACAGACCTTGAAGCCTCTCCAGTCTTTGATGAGCAAGTTGAGCTTAAATCGCTGCCCACACTGGTCGCACAGCGCAATCGCAAACTTGCCTGATGCGTACCCAGCGGTCATCAGTCTCCCCCTCTGTACGTGGGTACAGCGAAGTAACTGGAGCGCTCGCGATCCTCTGCCGCAGCCCGGGCGAACTCTTCCTCATAAAACTGCTTGAGGATTTGAATGCGGTCAGGGGCCTTCTTGATGGCCAAATAATAGGCAAGGCCTGCGATCAGGCAGGGCAAGAAGCGAAAGGAGATGTCCGCGGTGTTTGTGAATGCGCCAGTTTCCTGAATACGACGAATGGCGTAGTAGCGAAAGATGTACTGCTGCGTGGCATCTGGCGCAGGATACAAGAACAGCTTGGCGGGGACCGTGCGCTGAACATAGAACTGAGCAGGGCGCGAGGGCGTGAACTTATTGGGCACATGCAGGTACTCTGCACTGCCAATCCGGTCAATCGTAATGTCCTGCTGGTTGGAAGTTCCAGCATTGGTGCGGATCACCGCTGACAGCGCGTCCACCGTGTCTGCAGGCAGATCGTACTCATGCACGTTGGCCGTCAGGATCACCTGTCGCTGCTCGATCGTCCACAGATTCAGCCCACGGTTGGCCCATTCTGCAAACATTAAATTCAGCGATCGCTGCGCTGTCCGAGCGTCGTAGCCGTCACGAACCTGGAGACCGCAGCGCTCATACGCTTCGAGGATGATCTCATCGAAGTCCAGGTTGTAAGCGGAGACGCCGGAAGTGGTCATGGCTTAGTAGATTCGGGCAGAACGGGCACGTGCAGCGCCTACGCCGCGAACTTGCACACGGTCACCAGTGACTGACTTCTTGACGTTTTGGGTCAGCAGTGTGGCAGTAGGGCCTGCGGTGTCAGCACCAGAAGCGCTGATCTGGCCGCCCTTAGGCACATTCTTCATTGCCACATTGCCCTTGTCTTTGCTTGATTTCATAGCGTTACCGCCTTTCATGGTTGTTACTTGCCCGAGATGTCATACGCCCGGATGGCATCAATCTTACGCTCGATCCTGTCGAAACGATCCAACAATTGCTGCATGTCGGCGCGGAATTCTGAGCGGGTGACGTGGTCGCGTGCCACTTCCTCTCGGGTTTTGTTCAACAGGATGCCCAGCCGGGAAATCTCGTCAAACTTGCCCTTAAGCAAAAACCCCATCAGCGCCACAACAGCGCTGAGAAGCATGTTCCAGACCATCATCTCCATGTCAGCACTTCCATGCCCGCAGGCTCTTGTTGATACGGCTGTCCGGGTCTTTGGCGGTCTTCTCACTCGTCAGCTTGGCTTTCATCCCCTCCATTCGCCCACAAAAGGACGCCTTGCGTCCTTTTGCTTCTTTGGTCTTGGGGGACGGCGCAGGCGGCTTCAGGTTCATGCCCTGAGCCTTTGCGGAGGCCCGGCCCTTGGCGTTTAGTCCGCCTTTAGGGTTTTTGCCTTCCTTGCGCTGCCAAGCGGGAGAAGTCGCCATGATCAATACATCTTGCAGGGCTTGTTGCGAGCTTCGCCCACGCCACGCGGGGACGTAGAAGCATAGGGCTTCTGGTAGTCCTTGCGAGGGGTTTGCTTAGGACCGCCCTTGGACATGTCCTGCCTCTGAGCACCGGGCTGAACTTCGCCTTGGTACTGGTCGTCTGCCATTTTTGCTGCTCGTCCCATGATGGACTCCTTATCCGTAGAAGAAGGTCACCGAAGAGGGACCAGTGATGGTGATGTAGGGGTCGCCGCGAAATACCACGCCGTCGCCAGGAATCATGATGGAGGTAGAGCCGTTGCCTGCCGTGCTGGCAGGAGTAGCCAGAAGAATCTTCTCTTCGCCCCCGGACCCGCCATCTTTGAAGGAGATGGAGCCCGCAGTGCCTGCCACGTAGTAAATTGCTTTGATACGAGCACGAGGCAGTCCGATGCCTGTGGCACCGGTCTCGGTCATCGTTTTCGCTTTTACGTCAAACTGAAACATAATCAATCTCCTTTAAGACAGGGGCCAGGGCCCCCGAGACCAATTAAGCAGTGCGTGTGAACACGTATGCAGTGGCGCTGGAGAACATCAGCGTGTAGCGTGCCAAACCTGTTGCGCCAGCGGCCACTGTCAAGTCGCCAAAGCTGCCAGCGGTGTCCGCAGCGGCTGTGGACAAAATGCCGTTGACTGCTACGGCAATGGTCACGGTGTTTGCACCAGCGGTGTTGTCAATGTACAGGTCCATCACGGTGCCGCGAGTTGCGCCCAGAGCCGCGCCCAGCAAAGTGCCAGTAGGCAAGGTGATGGTGGTGGCGGCTGCCGAGGTGGAAGTGATGTAGCCGGTGATGACCTGGGCTGCAGTGGCAGTGGCAGTCGCGTTGATCGCGGCGGTAGTGGGGTGGTTCTGGTCAGTGAAAACCAGGTTGGTAGCTGTCAGGTTGGTAGCTGTCAGGTCGGTAGCTGTCAGGTCGGTCACGCTGGTGGTAGCGCCAAACGTAGCGTCAACAGTGACAGCGCCGGTAGTGGGGCTGACGGTGACAGATTGGAAGCCGTTCTGCGAGCGAACTGGGCCGTTGAATTGTGTGGAAGCCATGTTAATTTCCTTTCAGGTGATTGTACTTGAGGGCAAGCCTGCGAACAGAGCTTGTGTCTGCGCCCAGAGCCCTTGCCCGCGCTGCGTAAGACATGCCCGAATTGTTGATGATGTACTCTATCTTTGCAACAAATTTCGGGTCCGCATGACGCCGTGCCATCTGTGCCTCGCTAAGCGTTTTGCGGTATTCGTCACTCTGGTAATCAAATGTGGCAGCACGCCGCCCCAGCCGGATGCGCTCACGCACCGTCTCCGTGTGAGATTTTCCGCGCATCGGCGCTTTTGCAAAATCTGCAATGTTGTAGACGACTGGCTCAGTAAAGTAGGCCTCGCCACTTATAAAAGCCTCTTCCAACATGTCTAATTCATCTAAGTTGGCGCACTGCACTTCAATCGCGCCATAAAAACTGGCTGCCCCGTACTTGTTGTATGCATGCTGCAGATGCGTATTGCTGTGCTTGTTTCACCGCAAAAGCCGGAAATGTTCCCGTA